GTCGTCTTTGGCGAGCAGGTTGCAAGCAAGGACGGCCTCGGTTGGCTCGACCTTGTACAAGCTGACCTGGAAGGAGCGGACTACGCCAGCGGGGCGGTCGATCTGTGCGCTGCGGGCGTCGGCGCGCCGCACATCAGACAACGCCTATGGTTCGTTGCTGAAAGGATGGGTAAGCCCGGCGTCGAGGGATTGGAAGGACAGCGGGGCGGACATCGCACCAAGGAAGGACGGCAAGCCGCGATTCGATCAGTTGCCGAGGCAGGCGAATCTGGCGGGCCGGCCGACGCCGAGTGCCAGCGGGTTCGAGGCGAAAGACCTGGAACGCCTAGAGCAGAGGCGGCAGGAGTGCAAGGAGCGAACGGGGAACGGCAACGGGTTCGGTTTAACGATAGGTCAAGCGGTCCCTCTATGGCTGACGCACGACCAACCGGCCCGACTAACGGCTTCTGGGCAGACGCTGACTGGCTGTTCTGCCGGGATGGAAAGTGGCGGTCAGTTGAACCCGGCACATTCCCGCTGGCTCATGGGGCTCCCGCCCGAGTGGGACGACTGCGCGCCTACGGAAACGGCATCGTCGCTCCGGCGGCAAAGGAAGTGATCGAGGCTTACATGGAATCGGCCGAGCGCCAGGGGGTGGCGTGATTGGAATCGCCGACGACATCGCTGACGAGCTGCACGAGGCGCGCATTGACGCACTGGCCGAGCGCCAGCACGACCGCGAACTGACACGCCACCCGTCATGCGCCGACCCGGGTCACCCGGGCTGCTGGCGGTGTGAGGAGGAATAGAGATGTTGCAAACACCAGACAACGCCGGAACCGCCCCGCTCGACTACCTCGAGACGCGGGCACTGGACTCGGACGAGACAACGCGCGCGCTGGTTGATCGGCTCGCCCAGGCGGAGCGCTCGCTCGCCACTTGGGAAACCGAAATCGACGACACGCCCACCGCCGTCGCCCGCCGCCTCGACGAGCTAGAAACCGAGGTCTCCGACCTCGAAAGCAGACTCGAGGACGCCGAGGGAGAAGCAGAAACCCTGCGCGCCCAGCTCCGCGAGAAGGAAACGGCATGACCCTCGCCTATCTGGATTCGGAGACCTTCGGCCCCCTGGGCGGCCCGGCCGATCTGGGTACTTACCGCTACGCGGAGAACGCCGAGATCCTGCTCGTCACTTACGCGCTCGACGACGAGCCGGTGCAGTGCTGGGACGTGACCGTCGACAGCGCCATGCCGCAGGCCTTGGCCGACGCGCTCGACCAGGCCGACGAGGTCATCGCCCACAACGCTATGTTCGACCGCAACGTCCTGCGCCTTGGCAACCTGGGCCTCGAGGTGCCGATCGAGCGCTGGCGCTGCACGATGATTCAGGCGCTCGTCCACGCCCTGCCCGGTTCGCTCGACGAGCTCGGCCGCACGCTCGGCCTGCCGCAGGAGCAGCGCAAGATCAAGGAAGGCCGCAAGCTGATCCAGCGGTTCTGCAAGCCCGCGCCGAAGAACCACAAGGCCGACCGCTACGACCGCCACACGCACCCCGACGAGTGGGAGCGCTTCAAGCGATACGCGGTGCAGGACGTCGAGGCCATGCGCGAGATCCACCGCCGGCTGCCGACGTGGAACTGGGGCGAGGACACCATCGCCGAGTGGCACCTCGACCAACACATCAACGATCGCGGCTTCGCCGTCGACCGCGAACTGGTCGAGGCCGGTGCCCGCGCGGCCGTCGACGAGCGCAAGAGCATCGCCCGGCGCTTCGCCGAGCTGACCGACGGCCTCGCGCCCACCCAGCGCGAGAAGGTCCGCCAGCACCTCAACAGCCAGTACGGCCTCGGCCTCCAGCAGACGGCCAAGCACGTCATGGCCCCGATCGCCGCCGACGAGTCACAGCCGGCCGAGGTGCGCGAGATCGCCCGGCTGATGCTCGCGGCCAACAAGACCAGCACGGCCAAGTACGCCACGCTGCGCGAGGCCTTGTCTGCCGACGGCCGGTTCCGCGGCGGGTTGCAGTTCGCCGGGGCCAGCCGCACGCGGCGCTGGGCTGGGCGCAAGTTCCAACCGCAGAACCTCGTGTCGCGCGGCATCCCCAAGCCCCACGTCATCGAGGACTACATCGAGGCCCTGAAAGCCGGCGTCCACGACCTGCTGTTCGACGACCTGATGCTGATGGGCAGCGCCGCGTTGCGCGGCGTGGTGATTGCGCCCGACGGCTACCGGCTCAACGCGGCCGACCTGTCGAACATCGAGGGCCGGGGCCTGGCGTTCCTCGCCGGCGAGGACTGGAAGCTCAAGGCCTTCCGCGACTTCGACGCGGGGGAAGGCCCGGACCTCTACAACGTCACCGCCACCAGCATCGTCGGCGGTGATCCTTACGACGTACCCAAGGCCACTCGCAACGTCTTCGGCAAGGTGCCGGACCTCGCGCTCGGCTACGAGGGGGGTGCAGGCGCGCTGCAGACATTCTGCCAGGGCTACGGCGTGAAGATGGCCGACCACTGGGGGCAGATCCGCACCCACGTCGACCAGCGGTTCCTCGACCGGGCCGAGGCCAACTACGACGACTGGGGCCTGCCCAAGGCCGCCGACATGGAAATCGACCGCACCGAATGGATCGCCTCCGAGGCGGTCAAGCTCGCGTGGCGCGATCGGCACCCGGCCACCGTCAAGCTCTGGCGCGACACGAAGGACGCCGCGATCAAGGCCATCAAGCGCCCCGGCCGCACCTTTCGTGCCGGCCCCCATCTGCGGGTGGGCGTCCGCGACCACGGCGGCAATACCTACCTGATCGTCAAGCTGCCCAGCGGCCGCTACCTCGTCTACTTCGACCCGCGCCTCTCCGATGACGGCGCGATCACCTACATGGGCATGGGCAACGAGGACGGCGGCACGGCCAAAGTCTGGTGCCGGCTCTACACCTACGGCGGCAAGCTCATCGAGAACGCCACGCAGGCATTCGCCCGCGACGTGCTCGCCGCGAATATGCCGGCCATCGAATCCGCCGGCTACCGCATCGTGCTCACCGTCCACGACGAGGTCATCGCCGAGGCCCCGGCCGGCGCCGGCGTCGACGACCTGATCCACCACCTGGCGACCGTGCCGAGCTGGGCCGAGGGCCTGCCGCTCGCTGCCGACGGTTTCGCCGCCGACCGCTATCGAAAGGGCTGACCGCCCGCAACCAAGGAGACGACCATGCCCACCAAGACCTCAACCGTATTCGCCGTGGACGCCCTCGAGTGGGCCCTGCTCGCCGGGGGTTACTACCTCGCTCCGGGGCCCCTGCAGGGTCTCGCCGACTGGGTGTTCGTCCTGCTCGGCGTGATTGGCTTTCTGCTGAGCGGGATTGTCCTGGTCGCCGACGGCGCCCGGTTCACCTTCAACGACAGGCCCGCCGGCGGGGTCGCCATGGGTTGGCGGTTGCTTGTGCTCGGCCGCACCAGCAGCGCGCTCCGTGTCCTCGCCATCGCCCTGGCGGGCGCCCATAACGTGGCGATCATCTACGGGGCCGGTGTACTGCTCGAGACGCTCGGCGCACTGAAACTTCGTCGCGAGTACGCACGTCGCGAGGCCGGCCATGCGTGAAAAGACCATCGAGCAGCACCTCGTCCGCCGCGTGAAGGAAGCCGGCGGCATGTGCCCGAAGTTCACCAGCCCGAACCGCCGGAGCGTGCCCGACCGCATCGTCCTCATGCCCGGCGGGCTGATCGCATTCATCGAATTGAAGGCGCCTAAGCGCAAGGCCACGGCCGCGCAGGCCCGCGAGCATGATCGCCTGCGGGCGCTGGGCTTCTGGGTCGAGGTGATCGACACGAAGGACGGCGTTGAGCGATTCATGGGAGAGATCGCGTGAGCATGCTCACCCCTGAACACCTCCGCCCCTACCAGCGCCTCGCCATCGAGCACATGATCGACCGCCCTCGCGGCGCGACGTGGGCGTCCATGGGGATGGGCAAGACGGTGTCCACCCTCACGGCCTTCGATGCCCTGCGCTTGGCCGGTGAGGCTAATAACCTGCTGGTCATCGCCCCGAAGCGAGTCGCCCGCAGCACGTGGCCGAAGGAATTGGGGGGCTGGACGCACCTGCGCGATCTCGGCGAGGCCACTCCGATCCTCGGCACCCCGGCCCAGCGCCGCGAGGCCCTGCGCGCCGACCGTGGCTGCGTCTACACCATCAACTACGAGAACGTCCCGTGGCTGGTCGAGCAGTGCGGCCGCCGTTGGCCGTTCGACATGGTCATCCCCGACGAGTCCACCCGGCTCAAGGGCTTCAGGTTGCGCGGCGGCACACAGCGGGCCCGGGCGCTCGCCCGTATCGCCCGCAACCTGACGCACCGCTGGCAGAACCTGACAGGCACCCCCGGCCCGAACGGCTACCTGGACCTGTGGGGCCAGCAGTTCTTCGTCGACTTCGGTGAAGCGCTGGGCCGCACCTTCACCGCCTACAAGGAGCGGTTCTTCGAGCCGGACAATCCGTTCAGCGACTACCCGCGCATGGTGCTGCGGCCGTTCGCCGACCAGATGATCCACGACCGGCTCGCCGATTCCTGCCTGACGCTGCGCGCCCAGGACTGGTTCGACCTCGAGAAGCCGATCGTCACCGACGTCAAGGTCGACCTGCCCAGCAAGGCCCGCCAGCTCTACGACCAGTTCGAGCGGGAGATGTTCGCCGAGCTCGACGGCCACGACATCGAGGCGATGAACGCCGCCAGCCGCACGACCAAGGCCGCGCAGATCGCCAGCGGCGCCTGCTACGTCGACGCCGACGGCAACTTCTCCGACGAGCCGCAGCGCCGGTGGAAGGAAGTGCACACCGCCCTGCTCGACGCGCTCGAGTCCGTCGTGACCGAAGCCGCCGGCGCACCGGTGCTGGTCGCCTACCAGTGGAAGCACGACCTCGAGCGACTGCAACGCGCCTTCCCCAAGGGCCGGGTGCTCGACGACGACCCGCAAACGATCGACGACTGGAACGCCGGGCGCATCCCGCTGCTGTTCGCCCACCCGGCCAGCGCCGGCCACGGCCTGAACCTGCAGGACGGCGGCAACATCCTCGCCTTCTTCGGGCTGTGGTGGGACCTCGAGCTCTACCAGCAAGTCCTCGAACGCATCGGCCCCGTCCGCCAGCTACAGGCAGGCCACGACCGGCCGGTATTCATCTACCACATCGTCGCGCGCGGCACCGTCCACGAACTGATGGCCGCGCGCAGGAAAGGCAAGGAAATCGAGCAGGACGGCCTGCTCGCTGCAATGAGGAGGGAAGCATGAGCACCCACGACCCGGTGAACAGCCCAGCGCACTACACCAGCCACCCAAGCGGCATCGAGTGCATCGACGTGACCGAGCACATGGGCTTCTGCCTGGGCAACGCGACCAAGTACATCTGACGCGCCGATCTCAAGGGCGACGCGATCGAGGATCTGAAAAAGGCGCGGTGGTATCTAGACCGCGAGATCGAGAAACGGGAGCTTGTTGAACAACCGAAGATGGATGAGGCGGTGACCACGAAGGGCGACACAATCTCCACTTGGCGCGTCACCACAGCCCCGGAGGAGGAATCATGAGCAAGACAATCACACTAACAGACGAACAGGGGGCTGCACTGCAAAGCGGCGAGCCGGTAACTATCGAACCGGCCAAGAAGGTTGGCCCGGACGCCGAGCTGTTCGCCTGGCTCGATCGCCAGGCCGATGCCCGAGAGGCAATGGAACTGGCCGAGGCCCAGCGGCAGTCGGACGAGTGCCAGCGCGATCTGTTCGACAGCACCCCGGCGCAAAGCGAGCACGACGAGGAACGGATCGTGTCGCGCCAGGCCGCGGCGAGCGAACCGGCCAAGAAGGTTGGCCCGGACGCCAACCTGATCGCCGCCGCTCCTGACCTCTACGAAGCACTAGACCAAGCGGTCACTTCGATGCAAGACAGCGGATATACGAATGGCCACGCAGCAGTAATTGCAGCGAAGTCAGCCCTTTCAAAAGCACGAGGTGCCGCATGACTACCGAACAGGATCAACTACCGTCGCGCCTGTTTCTGACAGCAGACAGCGACGGCAGCTATCGCCAGATGACCAGCGACAACCCTGACGCAACCGAGTACGTCCGCACAGACCTGACAGGCGTGCGCCAGATCTATGCCCTGGCCGACATTCGCGCGGCGATTGGCGATGCCCACGGCAAGTTGATGCTCGACGAGGTGATCGCGCGCGTGCAGACCATGGCCGAGCGCCCCGCCGAGCTTGAGCGTGAGCTAGCCCGCCGCGATGCGCGGGTGGCGGCTGATGCTTTGGAAGATTCGGCCAACGTTTGTTCTGCGGTTGGTGACGCAGCAACTGCGAAATGGTTGCGAATCCGGGCCGACAGCTTTCGCCGCGAAGCCGAGGAGGGGGAGTGATGGATTGGCTGATTTTTCTCGGATCGCTAGCCGTCGTAATTGCGTTCATCGCCGCCTGGCGAATCGGCATGAGCCGGTGGATCGCGGCGCGCATGAGGGCGGCCGAGACGCTGGATTCATTCGACAAGGAATGGCTGGAAGCCTACGAAAATAAACATCGCCACGCAGCCGATGGCTGGGAGGGCCGATGA